GTTTTGGTCAAAAAACTATGTTAGACAATCCTCTATTTTCTGTTAGCTGGATACTAGGAAGATTTTGTAATTATAATTGTTCTTATTGTTGGCCATATGCCCGTAGTGATAAAGTTGATCATTATGATCTTGAACTTTATAAAAAAACCATCGACAAGATAAAAACTCAAGCAAGATCTAATGGATTTACAGATTTTCATTTTAGTTTCAGTGGCGGAGAACCAACAGCATATAAAGATTTTTTAAATTTAATAGATTATTACTCTAATGATACAGAACCCAAATATCAAAGTTTCCATATGACCAGTAATTGCAGTCCGGGATTAAAATGGTGGAAACAATTAGTTAATAAGTTATCTAGATTAAATAGGGCAAGTGTTACTGCTAGTTTCCATTCTGAATTTGCCGATGAAGATAAATTTAGTGAAAAACTTTTGTTTCTAATTGAAAATCAAATATATGTAACAGTTAATCAAGTAATGGTTCCTGATAGATTTTATCAATATTACGATCGTTGCAACAGATTTTACGAGAAGGGTATTCCGGTAACATTAAAACCTCAAAGTAATACTACTGCTTCTGAGATAGTTAAAGGATATACTCCTGAAATGATAGATATTATGCAAACAGGATTTCCTCAGCATATTAATGACGCTGCTGTTTATCAGATACAGTTACAAGATTCTAAAGGAAACAAATATGAGTTTGATCAAGCAGAACGATTTAATTCTTTTGGATTTAATAAATTTAAAGGATGGGATTGTAATAGTGGATACCAAAGTATTATAATTAGAGGAAACGAAGTTAAACGTTCATATAGTTGTCATGATGTTTGATTAGGAACAATTGATAGTAATTTTAAATTATTTGATTTTCCAAAAGTTTGTATAACTAATAGTTGTATAAGTTCAGCAGATTCAAAGATACCAAAATGCAAGTTGATATAGATCATGTTTTATTCTGGATAGACGCTATTCGTAGTAGCGACGATCGATATCGAACACTTGAAAGTTTTTGGAAAGGACAGATTAAGAGTAAAATTTGGTTAATTGATAATTTAACAGCTCATGTTGCTTCTAATAGTAATAATATTGTAATTCATGGCGGCTGGAATGGTGTATTAGCTAGTTTAATATTTCAATCTACAATACAAACAAATAAAATTGTATCTATTGATATTGATCCAAAATGTGAAGAGATTGCTAGAACAATGAATAAAATTGAAGATATTTCTGGAAAGTTTGAAGCAATTACTTGTAGTATGGACGAATATCAATATAAATTTTTTCCAGATATTGTTATTAATACAAGTTGTGAACATATAACACAAGAAACTTATGACAAATGGTTAAAAAATATTCCAAGAGGGGCGATTATAGTATTACAAAGCAATAATTATTTTGAATTAGAAGAACATATACGATGTGTTAATAGTATTTCTGAGTTTGAAGATCAAAGTAATATAATGGTAATATCTTCGGCAACATTAGAATTACCTAAATATAATAGATTTATGCTAATTGGATATAGAAATAATGTATAATTTAGAAGATATTAGAGTAATACATCTTGAAATTACAAGCAAGTGTCAAGCATCATGTCCAATGTGTGCCCGAAACATACAAGGAAGTATCGAAAATCCTTTTATGAAATTAGATGAAATTTCTAAAGAACAATTTATTAGTTGGTTTTCGATTGAATTTATTAAGCAACTAGAAAAACTTTACATGTGCGGTAATTTAGGAGATCCTATAATTGCCAAAGACACATTGGAAATATTTGAGTATATAAGATCATTAAATAAAAATATTAAATTGGGTATGAATACAAATGGAAGTGCTAGAACAAATAAATGGTGGAAAAAATTAGCAGAATTGGGTGTTGTTGTTAGATTTGGAATTGATGGATTATTAGATACACATTCTTTATATAGAATAGGAACTGATTGGAATAGTGTTATTAAAAACGCTAAAATTTTTATTGACAATGGCGGAATCGCTGAATGGGATATGCTAATATTTAAACACAATGAACATCAAATAGATGAATGCAAAAAAATAAGCCAAGAATTAGGATTTCAAAAATTTAATTTAAAAAATACGGCAAGATTTAAAGATAATCAATTAACAGTTCTTAATTCAAAAGGACAAACACGACATATACTATATCCAACAAGTAAAAGTCAAACTATAACTAATAAAATGGAAATTTTAGAAATATCAGAAATTAATTGTAAAGCGGTTAATGATAAAAGTTTATATATTAGTGCCAATGGAAATGTTACCCCTTGCTGTTGGTTAGATAATGAATGGTATCAACCAAATCATCCAAATAGAATTGAATATCTAGATTTATTTGAAAAATATTTAAATTTAAAAAAAATAACATTAGAGGAAGTTTTCAAACAAGGAATATTTAGAAAGATTGAATCTACATGGACATCATGTTCTCCTCTAAAAGAATGTTCTAGACAATGTGGAAAAGTTGATCGATTTAATTTACAATTTTAGGATTTTAAAATGAAAAATTATTGGTATAATGATGAGAAAACAGAACTTGGAAAGTATCAACGAGAGATTGAAACTAAATCAAACACTTCGACTTTTTGTGTATTGCCATGGATACATTTTGCTACAAGACCAAATGGGGACATGAGACTTTGTTGTAGTGCTAATGCTAGTGGTGCAGGAAAAAATCATGAAGTAGGATTAGTTAAAATGGAAGATGGTAGACCTGCTAATTTTAGTAGAGATACTCCAATGCAAGCTTGGAATAATTCTTATATGAAATCTGTAAGAACAACTATGATCGATGAACAAATACCAATCAGTTGTACAAAATGTTTTGATGAAGAAAAAAAAGGTGTAGTTAGTAAACGTGTTTGGGAAACTATGACATGGGATAGAGACGGTCTTAACATTCCTGAACTTATAAGACAAACTTCTGAAGATGGGATTGTTCCGGAAAACTTAGTTTATTTAGATTTGAGATTAGGTCATACTTGTAATATTAAATGTGTTATGTGTTCTCCACATGATTCGAGCCAATGGGTTAAAGATCAAAAAAAATTGATGCCTTTATTAACAAATAAAGATGTAATTGATCAGCTAGCTTGGGATAAGAAAAATTTTAACAATAAATGGCATGAAAAAGAAACATTTTGGGAAGAAATACATCAACAGATTCCAAACCTAAAACAAGTTTATTTTGCTGGCGGTGAACCTCTAATGATTAATGAACATAAGAAATTCATTGAAGAAATAATTAGACAAGGATATCAAAATCAAATATTATTAAGATATAATTCAAATGGCATATTAGTAGATAATGATCTTATAGGGTTATGGAGTAAATTTAAGAAAGTAAAATTTGCTGTTAGTATGGACGCTTGTTATGAACGCGACGAATATATACGATACCCTACAAAATGGGATGTTGTTGAAAAAAATTTAAGGATGTTAGATGAGACTCCGGATAATATACAAACTAGCATTGCTACAGCAATCCAGATTTTTAATATCAAACACCTACCTGATTTTATGAAATGGAAGATTACCTCAAAATTTAAAAAGTTAAACTTAGGTAACGTTCCTGGAGGAGTGCAAATGGGAGGAGGATTAGTTAATATGCATCTTCTTTACATTCCAACATTTCTAAGTATACAGATATTGCCTAAAGAAGATAAGTTAGAAATACATGAAATATTTAAAGAATTTAAAGATTGGCTTTGGAATAATTACAGACAAGATGATGAATTTTGGAAGATTAATCCCTATGGATGGAAACGATGGGAAGCAGTTTTAAATCATATGGATGCACAAGATAACAGTTATTTACTTTCGGGATTTAAAGAATATGTTAACAAATTAGATAATATTAGGAATCTAAATGCTTCTCTAATCTTTCCTGAGCTTTCGCATCTTCTTTAGTTAATGGGATATCAGATTCACAAGTACACCAATTTCTTGTACATATGATTGGATCTTTAGGAATTATGAAACTATTATTATAAATATTTCCTAAACTTCCTCCAACTCTACACGTAGCTCTGTGAACTTCACCGTCCCAATTAATCATTAAACTTTCTATACCAGCATTACAAGTCCAACCCTTGAATTGATTCATATGAGATTTAATTACATCATTGGCATGTAATAATTCTTGATCATCAATAACACAGTTTGGTTCTGCTGTTTTAGTTGATTGTTTAATCCATTGGAGATCATAATAATCATATCTCATATCATCAAATAAATCATGATTACCTTCTGTCCATCGTATTCTTCGTATAACATATGGTATTTCATATGCCTTACAAGCAAAAACATCTCCTATTACATCATTCATATATTTGTGATGTGCCATAACATGCACTAAAATCCTTGTATCGGTTTTAGCTGAATGAAATGCTATAATATGATCGAGAGATGTCCTACTATTTTTTTCATAATGTAAGCTGAATACATATTGATCTATATGTTTTGATTGATCTACATACCACTTTCCTAATCGTGTAGCATTAGTAGTCATGCTTAACCAAACTATATTATCAGCAGCATTTATAGTTTCTAACAACTCTTCTATACAAGGATGAACACTAGGTTCACCTCCTGTTAGACTTAGGCGCACTGGTTTATCTAATTTGTTTAAAATCTCTACTGTTTGTTTAAGTATTTCTATATCTGTATGTGGACTGTGATTGTCATGGATATGTTCTGGACAATAAGCGCAATCTAGATTACAGCGTTTTCCTAAATTCCATTCGATTTTAATTGTATCTCGATGATTCCATCGACTTTGCACTTTATACATATGGTTTAAATTCTGGTATGATTAATTCTAAAGGACCTTGGGATCTTGTTTTATCTAATCGTTTATTAAATTTAACAAAATCTAACCAAAGATGATTTTGATCTTTTGAATTTAAGTAATTAATATTATCTTGTATTTGTTGTAATGTTATTTTTTCTAATAATCTATTTTCTTTTATTTTAGGAAAATCTACTAAGCGTTCCTTAACAATTTCTAATCTAGAAATCGCTAATAATTTTAATTCATTTGGTAACACTTGTGCTGATAAACAATTTGGGTAACTAACTCTATGACTGTAAAAAATAATATTCATTTTATTAATAAAATAATCAATGCATTCGGCTGCTTGTAATATGTTTCCTGCTTGTGCAGTAAATGCACCAACAATCCTACTTACATTTGGAATTTTCTGTATCTCTTTAATATTTTCCTCAATCATAGAAAAATCACTATTACTTCGTATATAATTATACACATCATGGATACCGTCTATACTAACATTTACAGCTATTGATCTAAAATGTGGCCAATAATCGTGTATTGTTCGATTTTTACTGATTCCTAGTGTAGTGCCATTTGTAGCATATTTTAGTTCGATATTTTTTCCATAAGGTTTTAACATATCTAATATTTTATAATGATTTGGATCCATAAGAGGTTCTCCACCTGCAAACTCAACTCTTTGGAAATAAGGTAAAAGTTTTTCAAAACTATTCCACCAGTTACTATTATCATCAAAAGGCCCAATATATTGTCCAGGTGTATTTACAAGTTCTTTAACTGTAGGAACAAGATAATTGTTTTCTTTCTCATAAAAAGGAACTACTTCTTCCCAGTCCTTCCAACT